AACCGCATGATGTGGTCTGCGTTCAAGTCACGCAGCAGTTGGGGCAAAACAAGGTCATTGAAGTACTCCTGCAAAAAGAGTGCGAGATTCTCTTTCTTAAAGGCGAAGACTGAGGTGCCTTGAGCGACTGCAATCTGCGTGGTGCCGAGCGGCGTCGACGCATCTCCCGTGTCTCCGCGTAGTGCTTCATAGGCAAAAGAAAGCTTATCGGTCTGGTTATTATAAGAGTCTTCTTCGTTCTTGAACTCAGCCTCGCTAAAGCGTGCTTGTGAGTTGTTAATCGGCTCGATACCGTTAGCACTAATCATCATGTCTCCGCTTTGGAGGTCAGTGAGGACGTTGCGGACGATAGACTTATCCTTCGTCTGATAGAGATGCATTTGGCTAATCTCCATGCCGACGCGCTTCTGGTTCTTCATCTCATTCACGCGTACCTGAACGTCAAAGAGCATCTCGGTGATACCGATACCGAGCCACCTGCCCTTCGTCTTCATGTAGTGGAAGTCTTTGAACGGCCAGTCTTTGACCCATTTAGACTTGAAGAGGATTACGCCGAGGTCTCCGATAGGCTTTCCGTCGTTATTCTTAGCTGTCCAATCCGCTCCCGCGACGATAAAGACTGATTTCACGAGTGCATCGCCTTTCTTTGTTCCCTTAACGAGCTTGTCGTCGAGCCAATACGCTGGGACTTCGCCGTACCGCTTGAAGACTTTGATGTACGGAGTAGAACGCATGACGTTAACGTTCACGTACTGGTCTTCATACGGTTCTTGAGTGTTTTGATTCGAGAACCGCTCAATGGCCGTCTCTACTTCGTTCTGGTCGAAGTTCTTAGCCTCACGCATTTGCGTGGGCGTCATGTAAGAAATGGTGGTTACAAAGCGTGAGTCCTGAATCTTGTCTACAGTCGGGTCGAGGATGAGTCTACGAAGGTCTACGACGTTAGCTCCATCAGGGGTCTTCTCAAGGACTACCGAGCCGAATCGAGGAGCTTCTGCGGCAAGCTGGTTAAGTATTTGGCCTAGTTTGTGCTTCTTGAGCCAGAATCGCATCTCCTTCTCAAGAAGGTAAGTGCTGAAATAGGATTTAGGGGCTAAAGGCCACAAACGAATGTTCTTAGTATCAATATTGAGCATTCGCATCGCCACCTCGCACGGCGGGATGACTATGTTAAAGAAAATCTTGTCCCGCCCGTTGTACTGCTGTCCGTCCTCGAACTTGGAGTTAAGGTATAGATGACAGCGTTTGATGGTGTAGTACTGATTGAACGGATAGCCGGGGACGATGGATATCCAGTTGTACATGAAGTCAATCTGCTCCTTTCTGATTTGGGAGAAGATATTCTCTGGGATGGGTGGAGTCTCGACAATAGGCGAATCAGCCATGACTTGACTCTAGCAAATAGGCTGTGGAAATGGTGTGTTTTAATATACATAAATCGATTATATGGCTTATTTACAATATAATTCGTGAGTCTGACTTAATACTAGATTTCATGTTGCGTAATACCTCTTTAAGCACAGCGGCTTCATACTGCCCGAAGTATTCAGACTGCACTACACGTACGCCCATAAGCATTACGTGATTAGCTCTACAGTAGATTTCGGTCATGACAAGCCATCGTTTAATCACTGATGCCCTGATTCTTTTATTCGTCTTATACATGAAATACCCCGCAAGGACGTATTCATCGTAGCCGTTGAGGTATTTGCTCCATATGTCGTTCCATAGCTTAGGCGAGCAGCCGTATTCTCTTGAGAATCTGACGGCAGTATCTACCGTGAACAATTTAGACTCATGGAGCTTAATTATCATTTGAAACTCTTTACTTCAGCCCTATTAGATAGGACTCTCGCTACCTGATATGGGTCTGGTCTGACTCGTTCAGTAGCGCCCCATACGCTTAGAGCTAAGGACATCACACGGTCATCGTGCATATTCTCTGGTACGCCTACTCTAATCTTCCCGCGCTCGGTAAGCTCATATTTAAACGATTCTAGCTCACCTATTAATCCTTCGTCGTTTGGTATCTTAATCTTGTCTTGCTCTAATAGAATGGCGAGGTTGTTGAGTAGATTGAGTCGGGACGTTTCAGTGAACTTAAAGCCTTCGCCGTTCTCGCCGCCTATCCTTAATCCTCTTGCTTTGAGGTCTTCGACAACAGGGTCACCAACTCCCGTAGAATCGGGCCAGATGAGGGCCGACTGGTTACCGTCAACCGAAGTGTGTCGCCGCGCCGTAGCTTCAATCCGAGCTTTTTGCAGATTCCAATCAACTTGATTGAATCTATCTTGGGGATAGACGATAAAGAAGTTGAGATTAAACGGGGTGATGACTGTCCAGTCTTGATACTTTGCAAGGTCGACGCCGAGTTGGAAGTCTCCGTTGTCTGGGAGCGGTTTCGGTTCATAGGTATTTTGTCTTATACGTCTAAAGAATTGCCCTGCCCCTTCGACAAACGAGCACATATACTCTTGTTCATATAAACTTTGGGGAGTATTACGTTTAATCTCCTCTAGTTCATCCTTGGTGAAAGTATCAGTATCTGCAACTGTTTTAACACTGGTAAACCATTCTGCGGGATTATCCCTCGCCATTTGAAGTAGCCGCCAACTATGATTCTTCCCCTTAGGCGTAAAGATAAACGTGGCCGTACCGTGGTTCTCGCGGAGCACAGGCTGTATGACCGCCGTCCAAATCTCTTCAGGTTCCTCGCTGAACTCATCAAAGATGACATCTATTGGGTTTATTCCTCGGTGTTTATCTACATCTTCACAGCCCGCAAATCGTTGGATTGACCCGTTCTTATAATAAATAGCTAGCTCTGATTCATTAATCTTCTCTACGATTTCACGGGGAACATGCTCTTTAACAAGCGTATCGAAATAAATAGACTTAGCCTGTCTATAGGTAGGGGCAAAGACATAATAGACACCCTTTTTAAGCTGGGTCTTTCTTATTTGTTCATTGAGAGCAGTCTTTGACTTGCCGGCACGACGATGCCACACGCATATCTTAAAGCGTTGAGGAGCCTTGAGATACTCAAGCTGATACGTCTTCGGGCGGTACTGGTAGGGAATCTGTATCGTCTGCATATTTCATGAGCTGGAGAACAAAAGGACTTCCGTCAGGGTTAGAAAGCGTATTGTCTTGAGCAGGATTACCTTCAGCCATCTTCCATTGAACATCGCCGGGAACTTTGTGTTCTAGTAGCCACGCGTCTTTTTGTTCATCAGTCATCTCATCAAACTTCCGAGCAAGATAATTCTTGAGAGTATTCTTTGGTCTCCCGCCGGGATTACCGCTTACTCCGGGAGCAAAAGTACCATCTGGGTTGCGCCCTGTTATATCCCTGTTTTGAGGATTGTCCATACTTAAAGTATATCACTCGTTTAGCATACTTCTTTTGTTGAGGAGAGATTTCTTTTGTTCTTGTTTGAAACTTTTTAGTTCACTCACGGCAGCGTTGACTTTCTCTCTAGTTTCTATCGTAATGTGTTGTTCGCATAGCCAAGCATCTCCTTCAGCATAAATCGTAGGATGAAGCTTACCGTCCTTATCACAACGATATAAGAGCATGACGGTACAGTAGCATATGTCAAGAGAGTGTTTTTGAGTTATCCACTATTCTCTGAGAATAATTTCAGTACAGAGCGGGGTTCACGGGAGGTTCGCAGTTAACTCCAAATGAAAGAAGTTACCCTGACTTATTCGTCGTCAACAACCCACGAACCCCGCTATGAACTTAAATCTTATTAGGGGCTTGATTCTGCGGTTATCAGCTTAGGTGCACCGTAGCCGAGTAGGGATTCCTTAGGTATTTCTCCTTTTGGATTCCACCGCAGAACAAAATCCCCAATATGTTTTCTTTCTTCTATGAAGGGCTTGGAGGGAGAGTCGTATTTTTCTGGCATTCGGAAGTGCGCTTTCGCCATAGGTAATCTACGACGCCGAATATGACCTGTAATTCCCGCGACCCATTCTATTACCTCGGGAATACGACTATTACGCGGGTTCTCCCTCAAAACACTCCATATCTTCTTTTATTCTTTTCTTTCTAGCGTGCAGAGATAGTAATAGGTTGAGGCGTTTCCATATATGTATTTTCTTAAATACCTCAATACCCTATAACTATTCTTTCTTTGTGTGAGGGGGTGGGGAAGTCCGGCGGCGGTTCGAAGCTCATCCGCCAGTGACTGAATGTGGCGCTTGCTACTCCACTCCCCCATCCCCTCGCACGTTCTGTCAAAGATTCTACCCTATAAATCTAACATATCCCCTATTCTTTTTGTAGTGTTTGGGTGGGGAGAGAGAATGTGTATTTTTCTTCACCGCGAAGTACATGCACTGTTTCTACACTAGGTATAACGGAAAGCCATACTTCTCCCTTGAAATCGGTTGTTGCGCTGAGTTTTTCCATACCCTAAGAATTATGCTCTGCGAATAAATTAACAACTATTTCTTTCCTTCAAGTTCTTGTAAGAGGGCTTTGTAGGCTGCTATTTTCTCTGCGAAAAACTCTACTGTTGCTTTTGCGGGTCGGTTTTTATCTGCGAATATTTTGTCTATATATTCTTGCCCTTCCAATTGCAACATCCTATGGAAGTACATGGCCCCGTTGCCCGCGAGGGATACGTTACAGCGGTAGCAGCACGGACGCAGGTTTCGCAAATCGTAGCGGAGGTATAGACCGCAGATGCTGGAGGCAATGAAGTGTGCGGTATGCCAGTTTCCTCCAGATAAATTGGCGGCCCCACACGTGTAACATGTGTTTCCATATCGTTTTCTAGTTATTTGCTTGCAAAGTTCCCAAAGTTCCTTTTTAAGACGCTTCAGTTGCCCAGATTTGCCCTTCTGGGCGCGTTTTCGGGTGCGCCCTAGTCCTTTATTCATTCTGGGTGCTTTTTTGTGGAAAACACGTTTTAGAGGCTTCCGTTTAAACTTCCTTTTAGAATTGATTTTTACTTCAGTTATGGTTTTGTTCGGAGACATTGCAGATTTTGCAGAATCGGACGTATTCTGGTTCGTGCGGTTCTATTTCGTTTCGTTCCTGTTTAAGCTCGGAGCGGGTGAGTGTCTTCGCCTTAGCGAGCTGTTCTTCTATTGTGCCGCCACTCTTTGCCGCGAGATACAAACGTTCGTAATCCACGCCCCGAATATTCTCAGGAGAATATCCCCCTTCAAGAAGGTAGTGCTTATTCACCGCAAGAAGTTTGCTTGCGAAACCTTGCGAGATTCCGAGGTCGCTTTCCACATACTCGCTCCATGAAGAAGCCACGGACTCCCATGCCTTGCTCTCAAAGACTTTATAGAGCTTCTGCATCGCGTCTACCACGTTTGATTTCAGGGAATCAAATGCTTCGCGGGTTTCTTGGAGCAAGTCCATAAATATATTTCTATTAGGTTGTTAGTTTTAAGGTATCACGGTTTTCTTTTGATTTTGGAGTTATCCCCTTTCTGGTAAGGCGTTCGCCATCACTCGTTCGGCGAAGTTAAGTGCTGCGACAGCCGTGTGGTTTGAAATGTGATACATGGGTGCTCGCTTGAAGTCTTTGAAGATGTGTTTGTAGCAGCTTGGTTTCGCTATTGAGAAATCAGGATGCTCTTTGAAGAAAGTGAGCTGCGCGGCCACGACTTCTTTGCGCGTTTCCTCGTCCATCGGGCGGTCCGTGAGCTGCGTATAGAGAATCTCCGCGAGACCAGTGCGTTCTGCGCGTTTCTCAAGAGAAAGACGAAGGGCAGAAGCTTTTTCATCCTCATATTCCCGCCACATATCACGCATCATTTTCTTATTCTCCTCCGACTT